TAAAACGCGCGGGAATGAATAACGAAACCATTCAACACAGCGTTGTTGTATCTTGCTTTCTTCATGCTTCATGTAACATCATTTTAAAGGTGTACCAAAATAGGCCAACATAATCGTATTGTGCATCAATAGACACTGCAGGCAGCGTGTCACGTAGTTCGCCATACTCCCAGTGTCCTAAAGGCTGCACTTCATAATCACATTGTGTCGATTTTTTTGCGTACTGGATGCTGCTTAATGGCACAGGTTCGGTAAATTTCACAACATACGAGTAGTTATGATTGATTGTGACTAGGTAAAACATACGCGCGGGTGAATAAATGCGCTTTACTTTTTCAGTTTCCCTGAAATGACCACCTACATTGTACTCATTTGCGCTCATTAGTTCATCAGTATTGGCATCATAGAAATCAAGCTCCTGCTTTATGTGCCGCCACTTAGTAGATGCTAACCGATTATTGTACACTACTAACATCCATTCGTGTACTGTCTTTTCGGGCACGCCTAAATCAACTTGAATCTGTTTAATTGAATGTTTATTCAATGCTTCGCGCAGGTAGTTAACCTGTCTTTGTGTGGGTAGCTTATTCATTGCATTGTATTTTTATCATATCTCTCATGTACTTAGCACCTAATATAAAGGCGTGGCTTAATATCCATTCGGTTTCCCATTGTTCACCATCTTTACAATGAAATTGCGCATTGCCTTTTGCAAAAATGTCTGCAACAATGTCGATTTCATCATTGTTTGGAAGTCTTACTTTATTCATCACCTTCATGTTTTATGTTAATAGAATTGATTAGCTCACATACCGGGACATCCATAGCCTTACTCATGTTGATCAGTTGTGATAGTTGTATCACTCGCACATCGCGCATCCAGTTGTAAAACGTCCGTTCGTTTACGGGTGTGTTGTTTCGTTGCATAGCACGCAGGAGGGCAGCCTTACTGCCCACCGTGCGTACAACGAGTTCATTGAATCTTTGCTGCTTCATGAAATCGGTTTAAGTTGTGGATTAACTGCGTAGAATACTTCGCGGTGCGCTTCGCTGAACTTATGCATGAACACTTCCGGTTCTATCTCCTTAAATAGCTTGTCACGCATATCTATTTCAAGACGTGACGTAACCTCGGAAAAGCCTTGATAGTTTCGTGTCTCAATTTGGTAAGCAGATTTAGAAGTCATTAACGTCATTAACGTCTTTTCTGCAGTCATGCAGCAATAGATTTCGCTAAAGTTGCCGCATACATAGTAGAAAGGCAACGTTACTTCAGCAGTGCCTACTACCGTAGGGGCTACTGTTTGTACTTGAATTGTGTGTGTCATTGTATTAATTGTGTTTATTGGTTTAATTTTCGTTATCATAGCAGCAATCGCAAGTGGTGCGAACGCTAGCGTATTGAGATACTACAAATGAGATAGCGTCTTCGATGAAGCAGTCCCAGTGACAAGCCATGTCATCAGCGTCCAAACCTTCATTGTTTTTTTCAAGAAGTTTGGTAGCTTCTTCTTTAACTTCATCATAGTAATTAACTGTGTAGTCGCAGTGGATGCAAGTGTCTTCTTCGTAGTAAAAATCTGATTCGTTCATAGTGCTTATTGTTTTGTGTTATCTTTGTTTGACCCTGCAAATATATACAGGATAATTGATACTGCAAATAATTTCATAAATATTTTTGGATAATTGTGTAAATAGTGAAATATCAAGGCATTACGTTTCGTGGGTTAACAAGGCAACAGGGTTGACACACGATAAAACACGGGCGAAAGACCTCGTGCATGAAGTGCTTACGCGGTTATTAGATAGGCCAGAACAAGATGTAGTAGATATTGTTTGCCGTGGTAAGGTTAGGCAGTATGTAGATCGCGCTTTGTGGCTATCATGGCATAGCAATAGAAGTGATTACGCTATGCGCTACCGTAAATACTACGAGCTTATCACTGACAAAGGTGTAGACGATACCAAACAAGACGAGACATGGCTAGGTTCTTTCGTAGACGGTGAATATTTATACAACGCAATAGACCGATTAAATGAACACGATGCCATCTTACTGCGTCTATACGCCAAACCCGATTTTAACTATCAAAAATTAAGCACGGAAACAGGCATACCCTATGCCTACCTTCGTCTATCAATACACAGGGCATTAAAACGAATACGCACATATGTTCAACTTCAACGTACCACCAGCAATCCAACGCGAGAGGCTTGAGATTTGCAAGAAATGTAAATGGTTTAATCACCAATGGTCAACCTGTGGCACACCGTTAATAGGTGGCACGGTTATGCCTGAAGAAAATGAAGTCACCTACTACAAGGAAAAGATAAAGCTTTGCGGGTGCTTCATGCATCACAAGGTAAAGTATAGGTTTACTTCATGCCCGGCTAGAAAGTGGAACGCATTAGACTGGAGTGAAACCGAAATACAAAAGTTAGATGAATTCATACAGCGCATAGACGGTGCGCATAAGATAACGCAAGAAGATACGGCGCTTCTTTACTACTGGCTAGGTAAGGTAACTAAGAAACACGAGAAACCAAGTCAATGCGCATCGTGCATACGTGACCTGATTAGTGAATTTAGAAGGCAGCTAGGTAAGTTGAATGAACATAAGCAAGCAAAACAGTAACTTGTAAACATCAAAATAACAAATATGGGATTGCAAAAAGGAATGACCAACAACCCCAATGGTAGACCATTAGGAAGCCTTAACAAGAAGACCCTTGAATGGGAAGAGTTCGGGCGCACTTTCGTAGCCGAAGCATTGCCAAAGGTTGCGGAGTTCATCAATGAGTGTATGGATAGCCGTGATGAAGATTTAAAATTCAAGGCAGCAGGATTGACACTAGATGTACTCGAATACTTCAAACCAAAACAGGCACGCATCACACACAGCGGAGATGAGAAAGCACCTGTTATCATTCAAGTCCACAGCGATCTGTAACAAAAACAACACAAAAACTACAATACAAAGAGCATGAAACTTAAGTTCAGCATAGCGGCGAATGCAAAGGGTGTGACCTTAGCCAAGTACATTGACTACCAGAACGCGGTCGATAAGCTTGAGCAGGTGCGCATCATAACCGGTAAGACTACGGATAGCATAAGGATGCTTCAATCAAATGTGATAGACGATATCATAATGCGATTTGAAGCAGCGATAAAGCTAGGTAGTAATGACTTCGAACGCAAGGTGCGCATAGGTGCAATTGAGTTAGGCTTTGTGCCTAACCTTAACGAGTTGACCTTTGGTGAATACATCGACTTAGACACCAACTGCGCGGGCGTTTGGAAAGATGGAAAGGTAAACGGTGAAGCAGCATTCAAAATGATGTGCATACTATACCGCCCTATCAAAGCTAAGTTCGGAAAGTATTACGACATTGAAGCATATAACCCTAACGCAAAACGCAAGTACGAAAATGAAGTGATGCAGTTGACACTTGACCATGTGATGAACGTGCTTGTTTTTTTTTCGAATTTAGAAACCGAACTATACAACAGTTCCCTAGATTATTTGGCAAAGGAGATAACGGAAATAGTGAAGGAGATGAAGGAACAACCCCAGACGGCCTAGCCGTGTATGGATGGTTTCACATCATAGAAGTGCTTGCAGATAAGGACGTGACAAAGTTTGATATGGTAACAGAGCGGGGTGTGATGGAAGTGTTTACACACCTAACGTACTTAGCAGATTATGCGTACACGCAAAAAGTAGAAATGAGAAAACATAGTAGATAATGAATAGTTACAACTATAGCTACAACGTACTAATCAACCGACTTGAAGCATTTGCTGCAGGTCACTTTTTGATTAAGCGATTTACACACGGTCAAATTGACCTTGCAGATATGGATCAAGATGAGCAGTATCCATTTATGCACGTCGTCCCTAACAACATCACCCCGGTTGATGGCGGTATGCAGTTTGATTTTCAAATCATATTTGCAGATATACCACGTGACAAAGAACTCAAAGCGGAATATCAACGCGAAGTCATAAGCGACTGTGTACGATTAGCACAGGACTTAATAGCTGAAGTAAAGAATGGATTGCAGTTGTTTGGTTTCGATGTTCAGTTGGTTACAAATCCTACCATTGAACCTTTCATGGAGGAATACAAGAACACGCTCACAGGTGTTACATTCTCCTTGCAGCTCGAAGTGCCATGGGACTGGAGTGCTTGCGACATTCCCGCTATATGGTCGGTTGGTGGTGCATCAGGTAGTGGTGGCAGCGGCACGGGTTATGGCATAGTGCTTCGCACCAATGGTGTAGACAATGCAGTTCAAAACATACTTGATTTAGTTGAAGGTACCAACGTCACCATTACAGACAATGGTAATGGCAGCGTGACCATTGATGCTGCAGGTGGTGGTGGTGGTGAATATGTGAGTACTGAATACAATGTAAACCATATAACCGCACTTGGAAACCCGTATCAAATAGGTGATAGGGTGTGGTATAATGGCAGCGTGTACAGATGCATTGCAAACAATGATGCAATCAATCCAAGCAACCCAACGTACTGGACACTTGTTGCCGTAGGCTATCGCTTGCGTCAATCACCTGTAGACTGGAATGCTTCAAGTGGTGACTATCAAATAATAAACAAGCCAACACTTGCAACGGTTGCTACTACGGGCGATTATAACGACCTTGACAACCTACCAACTATACCTGCAGCACAGGTTAACTCAGATTGGAACGCAGTTAGTGGTGTAGCAGAAATCTTAAACAAGCCCACTATACCTGTTAATCTTGATGACCTTGCAGATGTCAATGCGCCAACGCCGAGTAATGGGCAAGTGCTAACCTACAACACCACAACGAGCGATTGGGAAGCAGCCACACCTTCGGCAGGTGGAAGTGGCACGGTTACATCGGTAGGTCTTACGATGCCCTCTGCATTTAGTGTAATAGGCTCACCAATTACCACAGCAGGAACACTTGCTATAACAGGTGCAGGACTTGCAACGCAATACGTGCGAGGTGATGGACAACTTGCAAACTTTCCAACTACAAGTGGTGGCGGCTCATCGGTTAGCTACTATCTCAACGGCTCAATTAATCAAGGTACAATAGGTGGCAGCACTTACTACCAAATGAGCAAGACAGCTGTATTTGGAGCAGGCACTGATTTTACAAGAACCAATGCACAAGGCAACGGGTTAATAGCGCAATTCATCACCGATGTCAATGATCCAAATGTTTTGCTTGTGCCCGGTGGAAACTTTAACCTTGAACTTTATTTTAGTGCATCATCTAGTGGTGCCACACCTTCATTCTACGTTGAGTTATACAAGTACGATGGCACAACCTTTACGTTATTAGCTACCGATGTCGCAACTCCCGAAGGCATAACACAAGGCACGGTGATAGATGCTTACTTTACAGCACTCGCAGTTCCTGCCACAACAATGGCTCTTACAGATAGACTAGCCTTGCGTGTATTTGTAACCACGTCGGGACGCACACTTAAATTACATACTGAAGATTCTCATTTAAGTCAAGTAATAACCACTCTCAGCACGGGTGTTAATGCAATCAATGGCCTAACATCGCAAGTTCAAAATCTTGCAACAGGCACAGCAGGAAGTGACTTTGCAATAAGTAGCGCAGGAAGCACACATACATTCAACTTACCTACAGCCAGCGCAGCAAATCGTGGTGCGCTAAGTAGTGCGGATTGGTCAACATTTAATAGTAAAGTATCTACATCACGCGCAATCAATACAAGCACACCCTTGCAAGGTGGTGGTGATTTAAGTGCGGATAGAACACTAAGCATTGTAGATGCAGCTGCCGACGGAACAACTAAAGGAGCAGCAACATTTACTGCCGCAGATTTTAATAGTAGTAGTGGTGTTATATCACTTGACTATGCCAATGGACAAAAAGCAAGCGCATCACAACCGGGCTTTTTAAGTGCTACCGATTTTAGCCTATTAAAGCGTGACACTTTTACCATACGTCCATTTATTGGTACGGCTTCGGTAGCGGATAACACCAACTATTTTTTTGGTGAGCAAACACTAGGCCTTAGCACTTCGGCTGTTTTGTATGATATGAAACTGCCATACGATGCCGTATTGATAGGCGCAACTATTTACGCTGGTAACCTAACAACTAACGCTAGCAATGAATTATCGACGTTAAACTTTCGCTTGAATAATACTACGGATACTCTTTTAAGTAACCAAATTTCATTTGGTGGCGCACCTGCAATTTCAAATATTTATACGGTTACCGGATTGTCAGTGGCCGTAAGTGCAAGCGATACTTTCGTAATGAAATGGACAACGCCCGCGTGGGCAACCAATCCAACGGCCGCACAAATTATTGTATCACTATTTTTTGAACGAGCATAATGAGAAAAACATATACATATAAGCTACAAGGCGATGGCTCTGATTCATGGACGGTAACAGAGTTCAATGAATTCGATGAAATTACTAGCGTCTACATGGTTTATCAAGACCCAACGCAAGAAGTAGGAGCTGCGCTTAAAGCAGTATTGGATGCAACACCAACGGAGATACAACGAATAAAAAAGTTGTTAGGCATTGGATGATTTTGAAGAAATACTAAACGAGTATGCGCTTGCAGTAGTGGAGCGTGCGCAATCAAACCTGCGCATCAAAAGACGTGTGCGCGGTAAGATGGTCAACCGTGTTGCAAGTGGTAATCTCTTACGATCGCTATACTACAAAATCAATATTCGATACAACAAACCCACTATTGACTTCACGGTAAGCAATGACGAAGCGGGCAAGTATGCAGATGTAATTGAGTTTGGTAGAAGACCAGGGGCGCGTGCACCACGTTCTGAATACATTGAGTCATGGATACGTGAGAAACTAAAGATAGGTGGCTTCAAACTACGCAATAGACAGGGGCAATTTGTAAAGACTACAGAGAGTCGCATTAAGAGCGCAGCATTTGCCATAGCTCAAAGCATTGGTAAGAATGGTATACAAGGCATTAACTATTACGGCGAAGCCATAGACGATACGTGGGACGAATACAAAGACAAGTTGATGGAAGGCTACATAAAAGGAATAGAACAACGATTACTGTTAAATAAAAGATAATGGCAATAACAATTAACGACCAACCATATGCATGGGCATTACGTGGGCAAAAGCTTATGATAATTGCAACCAGTACTAATACCGCGCAGGTTGGTTTTCGCTATGGTGTAGAGGTTACTATAGGTGCAAAGCTTTATAGCTTTTATTTATCCGCTGCACCGGATAATAAGTTGTACTTTGACTTGCAACCTTTAGTTGATGACTTGCGCAATCAGGAGTTA